TGCCTGAACCTTTGTTTTCATTATTAATCATCTAATTATCCACTTGCCTTTTGACATATCTTCTAATTTGGATTCTAAGTCATCAATAGAATCATGCAAATCATTTAGTTTATCAATTTCGTAACGATTATCATTTTCAACATCTTTCATTATTCTATCTTTTTCAGATTTTAAATGTTTTAATTTTTCTGAAACTTTTGAATACATTTTATTCGGCGTAAAGGTTCGATTCATACTCTTTATTAACTTCGCGCCATCATCACTTAACATTCCTAAATCAATCTCAATATTCGGATACAGTTTTTGAAGTTGTTTCATTAATTTTGAACCAATTCCTTTGCGCTGATATTCTTTTGGTACGTCCAGCATTTGAACTGATGGAGATTTTTGATATTCCACATAATCCAGTCTACCAACAACATCACTTTCAAAATATGCTTTTAAAGACATATTATTTTGATCGCCTGTCGAGCCAGCCATTTCATCTCTAAACGTTAATGAAATTTCAAATAAAATAGTTTTTAATTTCATTCGAATTACCAATTTAGTGAAATTCCGATCAATGCTTCCTCAGTAAACGATTTGTATATAGGACTACTGAGTTTGGCAACCGCAAGCAATTCATAATTGTCTGAGTATAATCCTACTGATTCGAAAAATACTTGCGGAGTATTTAAAAAGTCGGGAATTATATCACCTTCGCTTCCTGTTTGATACGTCAGGTTATTTGTAAAATTATACTCGGAGTTTAAAACTCTTACAAAAAAGTGTTCAACATAATTGGTTCGAACCTTCCTTGATTGGAATCCTAAATAATCGCCGCTCAGGTCTGTTTGTAATGCTGAACCCGACATCGCAGTAAATAATTTCATCGCATTGTCGCCAGCAACATCGCTTCCCGTAACAGTCAAAAACGATGCGCTTAAATCTAACAAATCAGCATCCAATATAACTATCCCTTGCTGCGGGTAAGACAATCCGTAAACGTGAGGTTGAGTTTCGTTGTGAACACCACTTTCAAGCGTACCACTTACGATGTAATGAACTTTCCCCGCACCAGTGGATAAATGACACATTGAACCGGAGATGTCGCGGTAGAACGCAGAATACGCGGCTGTGGTCAAGGTTGTTAAATCAAGTCTTGAATCATCAATTAATCTCAAGACCTTTCCAGTTCCTGCTAACTTTACATTCGACCCCGTATGAGCGTTCCTATTTGGATTTCCAACTAAAAACTGCGAACCCGAAAGTTCAGCCAAATTAATTTCTATATTTCCTTCATCAAGCCTGTCGCCCATTCTTTCTCTATTCACATTTAGGGCATAGAAATGTTTAATTTCTTTATTTCCAATGTTGAACCTTTGAACGCCGGGATCGAGACATAAACTTTTATATTGACCATAAACTGCGTTCGAAGGAGTCATCCAATCGTAACCGCCCAAATCTCTACTTCCACTACCATCATCATTCCCGTAAGCAATATCAAAATGTGGCTTCGCTGGACAAGAATCCCATTGAGCATTGTAAACTGATTTCTTAAATGAACCAGTATCGTTTGAAGAAGTGAAATACGTTAATAGATTTCCAGTGGTCGAACCCGTTATGTCTAACCAAATTCCATACGTTTCCAAAAATTGTTCTCTTGGAAGTTTTTCGTCCTGTTTGAACCTTGTAAAAACTCTTCCCGGAACTAATTTCGCAGGAGGATCCGGTGGCCTAGGCGCAGGTTGTTGCGGAGCATTGGGCGGTAACGGAGCAGGGGCAGGAGGTTGATTTGGCGGAGTTGGCGGAGACGGCGGAATTGGAACTGGTTGCGACAGTTGTAAAATAAAGTCGTTCCAAGTGTTATCCTGAATTAAATCTTCGCTTTCAATATTGTAAACATAATTTCCACCAATAACTTGAGTCTGAGTTGGACGCATCGACGAATTGATCCAATTATACGGCGGGTCATACGTTTCAGAAGCCTGAATTGTAATTGTCCAATTTTGACCAGTAACTTGAATCGGAATTTGAATGTCTTCAGTATAAGTCCCGTTCCCAGTGGTTGCACCAGAAATAACGAACCGCTGAGGCAATGCTCCCGATTGCTTTCCTAAACTTTTTACTGTCCAATTACCTTGTATTGCTAATGACACATTGTTCCAATTATTGTTTTAATTTGGGTTTTTCAAAAATCCAATCTTACCTTAATCAATGCCTCGGTATTGAACTTTTTCTTAATTACTTTTGACACCTTTGCTACTGCTAAAAGTTCTTTGTTGTCTGAATACAATCCAACCGTGGATATATATACAGTCGGATCGCCAATCATCGTTGGTTCTGCCAAATCACCTTCCGAACCAGTTACAAAGGTTGGGTTATTTGTAAAGTTATATTCTTGATTTCTAACACGAACAAAGTAATGACTGGATTTAACCTTTTCACCACTTCTTCCTGCGAATCCTAATTTGTCGCCCGAAGCATCCGTATAAAGTGCTGCGCCGGAAATTGCTGTATGAATTTTAAAAGCATTGTCTCCGGGAATTTCCGAACCAGTTACGGTTAAAAACGAACAACTTTGATCCATCTTTGCTCCGTCCAAAATTACAATTCCCAATCTACGATATAACAATCCGTAATAATGCGGCGCAGAAGAATTATAAATTCCATCTTCAATAGTTCCCGAAACAATGTTGTAAACTTCGCCAGCAGTCGTAATTGTTGCCGAAGCAACTCTTGAATCATCTATCAATCTCAAAACTGCTTGGGTCGGAAATGGTTTTACATTTGAACCTGTGTGCGCGTTTTGAGTTCCGCCGCCAGATAAGAATTGTGAACCGGAAAGCCTTTGAAGGTTAATCTCAATATTTCCCTCGTCAATAAATTCCCGCATCCTTGCGCGGGCAATATTGATCGCATAAATCGAATCAGTAGTCGAACCGTTTATCGTAAACCGATCCGCATCTGGATCAAGACACAATTGTTTGTATTGACCATATATCGCTCGGGATGGAGTGTCATTTACTTGACCGCCTTCATCGGCTGACCCCGAACCCTGCTTGTGACCATAAGCAACTGAATATTGTGGCTCTGAACCACAAGTGCCAGAACTTGAATTGAAAATTTCGTAATAATATCTTTTCGAAGTTGTATTTTGAGCCGATGACGTGAAGAAGGTTGTTAAATTTCCAACGTTTCCCGACCACAATGCACGAGTAACCGTTTCTTGTTGATTCGGAACAATATCGCCTTCCTGAAACCTCGTAAAGATTCGGCCAGAACCCAAAGTCGATGGCGGAATTGGCGGATTGGTCGGTGCATTTGGCAATTGTCCGCCGACATCATTCGGTCGAAATAGCGGCCCGCCAGTTGGGCCAGGAGGTTCGAACATCGGAACAGTCGGCTTAATGTTGTGAACCGTATTCTTTTCGTCCACGACAAAGAAATTGCCAGCACTGTCTTGAGTTCCCGATAACACAACGCCCGGAGCAACTTGCTTCTCAACGGGTGTCGTGTTCGACAAAACCGCCGGATTGTTGGAAACCGGATTCACATCCAATCCCATATCCGAAAGTTTAGCCAATTGGCCAGAATCTACTTTTGGAACGTCCGCTGCCGAATTACTGATCGCAGAACCTTTTTTGATAAATGACATTTATTCTTCTCTCTTTTAATTTAAACTTAAACCATTATCATGGTTTAACCTAAGTAATTTTAACCGGAGGATTTCCAGTAAGTGGAACGTTTGGAGTTGTATTCAAGGTTACTTTCTTAACCGTAATGTTTGCAATCACCCGGCCGCCTGTTTCATTTCCAATTATTGTCAACGTGGTTGAACGTGCAGCCAATGATAACATATTAGCAGTTAATGTAATTGCTTTGCCCGTCATCGTAATCGCTTGTCCAATTTCTGATTCCGACATCGCAGACGGAACCGCCGAACCTTGTCCTTGAAATTGTTGACCGGGTGCGGTTTCTGAAATATACGCAGAACAAACATCCGAATCCGCCAAAATAAAAGTATAGCCCAAAGTCGAATTTCCATCAGTATAATTGATCGTCTGAGGATTAATTGTAACAGATTGTCCAGCCGTCAACGTGAAAGCATTCTGAGCAATTGAAAGTATAGGGATTCGAGCCGTTCTTCTCGGCAAAGTTACCAAAAATGACTTCATGTTCTGAGTCTCATCTGGAACCGCTTCGGTGATTGGCATATTTTCGATCACAATTCCGTAAAAAGCAGTCCCGTTTGGGTGCGAGTTATTAAAAAGTGTGTAATCAACTTCTGCATCCGACAATGCAAATTGTGTAATGGAAAATTGACCATTTCCTTGTGAAAGTAATTGACGGCCTTTACGAGTTAATCATTTTGTTATCCAAAAGGCTTTTTATCCTCTTGTTCTTACAATTTCCATTCTTGTAAGTTCGGCATACATTTTCAACCAATTCATGAATTTGGTTGTTGGGCACTCGTGGGAGAATTATATTTATTCATCTCCTATGCTCTACGTTGGTAATTGACCTTTCGTAATTCAATTACTTAACACGGTATTGCCATTTCAGGTTTCACCGTTTTTGCCCAATTTTTACCCTTGAATTACTTCACGGGGCGACATTAATCTATCGCATCGACGATAATACCGCCGCTATTGTTGATGTAAGACATCTGTTATATTTTCCTTTTAATTTTTAATTGTAAATAACTTTATCAAAATGTATTTTGGTTAATTATTTTACTTTCATATAAATATGCAGAACTAACATATTTTCTATTCAACGACTAGCCTTCCGCCCAGCGGAGAGTCGCCGACCATTAGTGTGTTGGGATTTACTTCCCAAATTGACACAACTGGCCCTTTATCTATCGTATATGGTGAATCTATATTGATTCCCGGCCCTTCTAATTTAGTTCCACCGAACCTTGACCTGTTTTCAATTGCGGCGCATTCTTCAGAATATTGATAACTTGTACATTCTAAACTTCTGGAATAATGCCAATTGTACGACATCGAAACTGCTGTTCGCCATTGTTTTTCGTATTCAGTCGCGTAGGTTCCTGAACTCGAATAATGATAAATTACTTTTTGATAGCAGCAATTTAGTTTGTATTTATCTATATAACTTTGAGTTACTTCTTGGGATCCAGAGTATGCGTATCTAATTACCGGAATATCTGTCTTATAGCCGCCTCGTGACGAAGTGTTGTGGCAACTGCTTCCGGTCATGAAGAAGGGTTGTTTGATTGACCCTGTTAGATATTTGTATTTTGAATCTAACCTTGGGCTTGCCGACACACTAGTTTCGAACGTAGGATATTCGCCTGATTGGCTTGGAGTAAGACCATCAAATATCGCGTCATAACCTAAGTTTTCGACTACTGGCCGTTTTGTTATTCGAACCTTTGGAGTTGACAGATAATCTCCTTCAATCAAAATACCAGCAATTAAATCGGCTCTTCCCGGAACCAATTGTTCAATCTGAGAAAAGAAAGTATAATCGTATAGTGCCAGCAATCTGATTAACGAATTGATGTCATATCTTGATTGGTACTTTTTAAAATATTCATCTCTGAATCTTCTAAGTTCTGAATAACCTTCATCGAATTCATATTCCGGGTCGCCTATCCAACTGTCAAGTTCAGTATAACCCATGTGGTTATAAATTTCATTGTTGACTTGATCGGATGGCGCAAATACAACTGCTAACCGATTTGAATCAAAACCTGATTTATCGAATGAACCTTTGGATACTTTTGTCGATGGATTTAAGTCTCGAACTAAGACGGAATCTTCAAATCTAATTTTTTCCGATCTTAAAATATTGCCGCCCAATGATGGCGCATATACATAGAAAGTTTCGTTCTTTGAAACATATTGTTGCTTCTGGGTTCCTGCCCAACCTTTGAATGAAGCGGTCGTGTCAAAACTTGCATTCCTGTTCGGATGCGAACTTGAGACATTGGTGTATTGGCTTGCGCTATGGTTCCATCGTTGTTGGTCTAACCCGAGTGGAAAATATCTAAATAAATTGTAGAATGAACCTGTTTCTGTATTCGCGTTATATGCGGTTGGATTTAAAACATGAGAATCAAAAGTTGAACCGTCAATGGTTTCAAAATATTCTTTGTACCCGTCTAGTTGTCCGACGAACCTTGCACTTCTGCTTCCCGTCGTTCCCCCTAAAAGAATTTGATTTAAACTTCCAGTTCCCCAAGCGGCATTCACATTAAAACTTCCGCTCCATTGAAGCGAACTTGAATGTGAAAATCTTCCATATAACGAATCCGATGCTCGCTTTAATTCTAAAAATATCGAGCCGGAAGTTTCAATTGATGCAGTCGTGTAAAGTCTGACCGACCAAGAATCGTCGTCAAACAATGGCAAATACCCAGTTTGAACCGATGAAGAAATATATGTAGAGCCTGAGAGTTGGGCTTGGGTAAATCGTAAATAGCCATAGGCATACGAACCAGAATATGAACTGGTTTGAAACGCTCGGGTGTGAACCAGTTCAAGGTTCGACAAAACTCTGGTTCTGTTTGTTCCGTCTTCAACTGCCCAAAGTGATTGTGAAACTGACGAAGAATATTCTGTGTTGAACCTGAATATAACCGAATCAGGAACACGCGTTGTTCCTTTCCACGAACCACTTGTGACTGGAATCGATCTTCTCGGCAATTCGATCCAGTTGCTTCCAGTGAAGTTTGCTTTGTAAATGAACCTATCTTCAATTAATGTTGGCTTACCTTCGTATGGAGACGGACCACCATATTCTTTAATCGAAATCAACGTTTGTGGGATTCCGTAAATCGACATCAACGCTTTGAGTGAACGCGGCGTTCCTTTCGTTTTTAGAAGATATGGCAAATTATTGACAATTCTGCGCCAAATCTGATTGGTTTGATTCTCGCTCGAAAGTGAAAACATTGAACCAGTTTGAGAATATTGTCCTTGGTTATTTGTTCCTAACTTATATTTCCATAAATCTTCAAGTTGTCTTGTATTTTGAAGTTCCCATCCAAAACCCTTTGCAATGTGCCACAACAATTCGTTTGGCGTTCCTCGTTTAGGATGTTCGTCCCTTTCGTGGATTTGAGTTAGTGCATTGACATAAGAATAAAGAATATCAAAATGATGGCCGATCATATCGACGAACAGAACAAAATCACTGTTTCCCGGATTCATCAAAATATGTTCGGGAATTGCCCACCACAAACGATTCATGTTCGTTTGATCGTATGCGCTCGCAGACGTATGAAGTTCGGAATACCAATTCTGAGCAATTGACGAACTGAAACCGTGATTGTTCCAACTTCCTGAGATAATTCGTTTTGGATATGGTTCAATCGATCCAGTCAAATCGTGACTGAAAATGGAAGCCGTTGATTCAAAATACAACCACTTCTCCCACGGGTCAAAGTTGGAAGTCAATTGGTCAATTCGTTTCTGATTAATCGAAACCGAACTCGAAATGAAAACGGTGTTCGAAGCCGTCGAATTTAATAATGCTGCAATTGAACCCGAGTATTCTTCTAATTTTCCAACCTTGTACGCAAAGTTTTCAACTCGTTCTTGAGCCGAAGAATAAAATACAAAATTATTGAAATCAGTGTAATCAATATTCAAAGTTACCAAGCCTGAACCTGATAGCGAATTTTCAATTATTCGTTGCTGAGTTGTTAAATTGGCATTTAAAAGTTCATCCCAATTCTTAAAATCAGTTCCATTCGAAGTATATAAACTTGTATCAATATCAAAGTTCGGCCCTCTCATGTAATTCAAGTTTCCTTGACTTAATGGAGTGGCTAAAATAACTGTATCAATGTACGGATCAGTTACTTCAAATTGAATCCAAGCCTTGTCTTTTACTTGGATTTCATCAAAAATTGGTTGGTAAAGTTTGACGTAAAATTCGTCAGTGTCGAACCTTATGTTGATTAACTTTTGGATTTGATTAAATCCAAAGTTAACCACAACGTTGTTCAAGGTTCCAGCATCAATAAACGTCTGAACCTTTGCCTGAAATGCCTGATATTGAGGAAGGAATTTCTTGTCAACTTGGAAGTTTAATTCAGTTCTATCAGGACTGATTTCTTTCAAGATAATCGGTTCAATCCCTTGACTGCCCCAGATTTCTTGAAAAAGGTTCAACGCAATTATATATGAACCTTTCTGGATATTGGCTTCCTTGAAAACCTTCCCAATATCTATTAAAAGGGAATTCGTGTACTGGTCGTGAAACGTGTAACCAGCATTGTGATTTCCAACAATATAATCCCCGTAGAAGGAATAAATGTGAACTTCGCTTATTTGATCCTTTGTAATATTTGGATCAATTGGAACAAGAACAAGTTCGTCCAGAATAGACAAATCAGAATTAGACCACAACTGTCCAGTCGTAGCCTGATTTATTGCCAAAATTGATTTTTGATTCTGATACCGATTTAAACTCAAGTCATGTTCCTAACGTTTTTTACGTTGTTCGTCTTTTATAATAGATTTGATTATTTTTGAAAGTTTTGTCG